ATGTTCCACAAAGAAAATCCTGACTATAATCGAAATCAAGTTGGTTTCTATAGTTTAGATGAGTTGGTTCCCAAAGACCATCTCTTGCGTCAAATTGATGAAGCGATAGATTTTTCATTTATTTATGACTTAGTGAAAGACAGTTATTGTGCAGATAACGGTCGTCCTAGTTTGGATCCGGTCATGTTAGTAAAAATCCCCATGATTCAATGTCTCTTTGGCATTCGTTCCATGCGTCAAACCATCAAGGACATTGAGGTTAATGTGGCTTACCGCTGGTTTCTTGGGTTGACTTTAGAAGATAAGGTGCCTCATTTCACAACTTATGGTAAGAACTATAATCGTCGTTTCCAGGATAAACAAGTCATTGAAGCAATTTTTGCTTATATCTTGGGGCTCTGTCTCAACGCTGGTTTGATTGACCCCACTGATATCTTTGTGGATGGGACTCATATCAAGGCAGCCGCTAACAATCACAAATACATCAATCAAGAAGTCGATGCACAAGCTAAATTTATGAGTGATCAGTTGGAGAAGGAAATTGCTAAAGATAGGGAAAAACATGGAAAAAAGTCGCTAGGAATCGCCAAAGAAAAAGAGCCCATAAGTAAGAAAATCTCTACAACCGACCCTGATAGTGGTTGGTTTCATAAGGGAGAACATAAGCAAGTTTTTGCTTATAATGCCCAGGTAGCTTGTGATAAGTATGGTTGGGCACTAGGCTATAGTATCCACGCAGGGAATGTCCATGATAGTCAGGCATTTCCTGAACTCTTTGACAAAATCAAAGCATTGACTCCTCACTATCTCATCGCTGATTCTGGTTATAAAACTCCAAGCATCGCGCATTACCTATTAACTATAGGTATCATACCAGTTTTTTCTTATACTAGACCTCGTAGTAAAAAGGGTATGCTTCGGCTAAAAGACTTTATTTATGATGAGTATTATGATGTTTACCTCTGTCCAGAAAATCACCCCTTATCCTATTCAACGACTACTCGAGATGGCTATCGTGAGTATAAAAGTAATCCAGCTGTATGCCAGTCTTGTCCCTTATTATCGGTTTGTACCCAATCAAAAAACCATCAAAAAGTAATCACTCGTCATCTCTGGAAAGATGATTTAGAGGTCTGTGAAGACATCCGACACCAAAGAGGGATGAAGGAACGCTATCAACAGCGCAAAGAAACCATTGAGCGTTTGTTTGGAACAGCTAAAGAATACCACAACTTACGTTACACGAGATTAAGAGGAAAGTCCAAAATGGAGGCAACCCTTGGGCTGACTTTAGCGTGCTTAAATATGAAAAAATATAGTAAGATAATGGCTGGAATAGTCTTTTTAGTTTGCCTAAAAGTGATCATATCAAGACCAATTGTGATAACAATAGTAAAAGAAAAGACAAGCTGGATTAACATTCCAGTTTGTCTTCAATCTGAAACCTTGTAATAACAAGGTTTTTATTTTGTATAGTAAGTTATGATAAAATGATATGGAGCCGGTGGGAGTTTAAAAAGTATTGTTATATCAATGATTAATAAAATTTGTGGCTCTTTTTGGGTCTCTTTTTTTAAAAATCAATATATTTAGAGAATTTAGTTCCAATTTCATCTTTTGCAGTTTCAGTAATATGTACATAGGTATTCATGGTTGTTTTCAAATCTTCGTGACCTAGACGATGCTGCACTTGTTTTAGAGTAAGTCCAGATTCAAACAACAAACTAGCGTGTGTATGTCTGAATCCATGTATTCGTATTGGTTCGAGTTTTGATATTGAATCCCTTAATATTTGTACAAGCCATCTTCTAGGTTGTGTAGGCGAAATCCACCTACCTGAAGCTGATTCAAGAATATATTTCGTTTTTGGATATGTTTTGTGAAGGTTGTCAAGTACATTCATCGTCTCGGGGTCCAAGCTAATTAATCTGTCGCTTGACTTATTTTTTGTGGGACCAATGTGCTCACCAGCGATATCTCTTGTAATAGCTTTATTAACGTCTAGCGTTCCATTTCTATAATCTTTCCATGTCAAAGCTAGCATTTCTCCTTTTCGCAAACCAGTGAATGCTAAGAGCCTAAAAGTTGCTATTATATTAATGTCATCAGTATTATATACTAATTGCACAAACTCTTTTAGCTCGTCTTTATTATAGTAATCCTTTTTCTTGTTTATCGTTCTTTGAATTTTAGGGGCAGAGACTGGAGCTGATGGATTGGAAGTGATGTACTGGAATTTAACAGCGTGGTTTAAAATATTGCGTACAATGCCAACAATCTTCGAGCTATATTTGAGTTTAGTTGACCACTCATCAGCGTATTTCTGGATAATCAAGGGTGTCAAATCTTTTATTTGATAACTGCCAAGGGAAGGTAAAATATGATTTTCGATATTTCTTTTTGTCTTTAAATATGTGCTGCCTTGAACGGTTTTTTCATAATTATCTAGCCAGATTTTTGTTAAATCTTTAAATAATAACGTTGACTTGTCTTTTGGGTTTTCTATTTCCTGTTGTAGATTTATTAACGCTTGCTTTGCCAGCTTTTTAGATGTAAAACCACTACGCTTTATATATTTCTTCTTTCCATCAATAACACCTATATATACTCGAAAACGATAAGCAGTAGTACCGTTTTTCTTTTTATATGATTCTATTCGCATTGGTTATCATCTCCAAATTTAACTAATAAGGTATAGTAAAAGACCTTATTAAAGGTCAATTACAGTTTTACTTCACGCTCTCCTCGACCAAAATTTGAGCGTGGGGCTTTTTGTTTATCATTTATTTTAATCCGTTGCTTGATTTAGAATCAACAACTAGTACGCCATTTTTTTGAATAAAATGAATAGATACGCTTGCATAATACGAACCATCATTCAAGTCCCAACCACAATCTTTTGAAGGTACCTCAGCATCTGTTTCAATATCGTAGTCCGTGCTGTCAGATACACTATTAGGTCTTCCAACTTTTGCAACAACTTCGTCGTAAGTTGTTTGACCTTTGATCAATGAATTGAAATAAGATTCTGACCATTTAAATTTAGCGTCCGCATTTTTAACTTTTGCTCTAGAAGAAGAAGCTTCGATAGAAGAAGACTTGCTATAAGAGGATTCGTATGATTTTGATGTTTTATCGAATGATTTGCTTGCGGTATCGATCACTTTACCATACATTGATTGTGTAACTAGAACAATTATCATTGCTAAAATTGAAATAACGATACTAACATAAGTTAGTGTTTTTTTGCGTTTTCTATTAAAAAATAACGCAAAAAATCCAATAATTAACGCAATTATAGCAATAACAAACGATCCGTTGTTAATGAATGGCATCCATGAGCTAATTAACGCAATTGCGCCAATTATAATTGCAATAATAGGCAAAACTTTCTTTTCAGATTGTTCCATAAAAATCTCCCTGCCAGCTTTTTACGTGGATCAGGTATTGCACGTTATTATTTAAATTAATTTTTTAAACTCATTGACAACCATAGCTTCGTTCGCTATTGTTTTTAATTTGTAAACTTTCATAAATCTGTAAACGTTAAAGTCTTTAACGTCGTCTAACGTGGTTCAGATATTACACATAGTTATTAATTTCCGAGATTAAGCGTTCAACTTTTTCCAGCATATTAATTCTCCCTGTAACTACCCATAACTTCGCCAATAATCCTAAAATCACTATCTCTATCGATTTGGATATCACTATATTTATCGTTTAGACTATGTAAAAACGCTCCCTCATTGTTTATAAGCAACTGTTTGATATAAGCGTCACCGTAATACTCAAACACTCCTATATCGCCATCTACGAGCTCTACGGATAGCTTTACGAAGACATAGTCACCAGAATGATAATCGGGCTCCATAGAATCACCATAGACCGGAATAACAAAATCAGCGTCATAATCAACTGGTAATTCAATTGTTTCTACTTGCACATCATTCAGATACTGACCTGTACCAGCTGAAGCTGCGTGGTCGTAGTAGTTGTAAGAGAATAATTCTACTACTGTATTCTTACTGTTTTCTACTGTGTTTTGTTGTTCTAATAATTTATCACCGTATGAAATCCAATCACTGTGACGAGGTTCCTTGAGTTTTTTGTCTAATAGAGCGACTTTGTTGTTGATTTCTGTGGTGCTAGATTGCTGTTGAAGTTGTACGGCAGTTTCTTTGGTTATAGGAGGGAAGAAATCATCAATCGTTTTTTCAAATAGGTCAGACAAAGCAAACAAAACATCTTGATTTGCTTTTCTATCGCCTTTTTCATATCTACTTATTGTTTGTTTGGTTGTATCAAGAAGATCTGCGAGTTGGGTTTGAGTTAATTTTTTCTCTAATCTGAATTGTTTTATTTTATTGCCTACATACTGATTGAGCTCCATTGGTGTTTTCTCCTTTTGATTTGCTAATATTATATCACTAAATCACCAAAAAGGAAACTTTTTTTACAAAAATACAACTTTAGTGTTGACTGGTCACCAAAATGGTGATATACTATAATCAAGCTTAAGGAATTAAGCAAAACGAAAGGAGGTAGCCACTGATGGAAAGTAGGCGAAATAAAAAACCTAAACACAAAGAACTCGAATTCGAAATACAGATTCTTTGGTTTAGGCTCAAAATAAAATATCTGATTACGAGGTAATCGGATAGGGGGTTGAAAATCCCCCACCCCTTAAAGGGGTTATACTTACTATATCATAGTGGTTACTTTCTTTCAAGAAAATAGAGAGGAATAAAAAAATGACTGATATTGAAAGTCAACGTGCTTTTATAGCTAATATCAAAAAAATGTTTTCAGATATTGAAGAAGCATACGCAAAAGAAAAAGACCCAATCGCTAGGTGCGAGCTAGCAATAGGGTATCTTAAATTAGGAAGCTATTTAGAAGATTTCGGCATTTTATCTACCAAATGTATCTAAAAACGCTTCAACGTCCTTTGCTCGTCGTTCGTTTTCAGCTTCAATGATAGGCTTATTGTGAGCCTCTACAGCTTCATAGGCGTCTTCGTAAAGTTTGATTTTATCTTCGATAGACAAAGTAGGGCTAGAAGAAGCGACAATAGCGAGAGCTAAATCTTTTGAATTAGAAATTTTCATTAGCTTATCCTCCTTTCTGCTAGGATAAGTTGATTATAACATTTTTAGGAGGTACAAAATGAATTGGAAAAAACTAATGCTAGGCGATTTAGAACACACGTTTACTAGTCGTGATGGCAAGGAAAAAACAAGTATTGAATTTGAAGGCGGCGTATTGCCAGCACTGTTAGTGCTAGGTGGTATTTCTTGGTTAGTAGCTTGGTTTATTACAAAATAAAAAGCCCGTTAGGGCGGAAAGGAGGGAAGGCATGGAAAAAATTAAATACGGTGTACTAGGTTCTTCCAAGATATTTCACACAAGAAAATCTGCTCTCACTCATGCAAATCTTTTAGGATATCCTCGTAGTGCGGTTTTTTTGATAATTCCACAGGGAATGACGCAGAAAATGATTGATAAGGTGAATTAACATATCCTGCTTTATTAGCTTTAAATAGTTTTTTCTTTTTAGCTACTTTAAAAGCAACAAAGAGTCTATCTGTGATTTCAGATGTTTGTATGATTAAATCCATCCTTGTCATACTGTGGGCTTTTAATACTCCACAATCTGCCTCTGGAACCTCGATAAGGATTGTATTGCCATCAGGCTGTACTGCGGCTATAGCCTCTCTACCTGTTAAATCGTTAATTATATTATTTTGCTTTTGGTAATAATGCTGATATTTTCTGTTTTTATCAAAAACAATCAAGTCGAAGTAGCTTACATCAACATTAGAAGGATTGATGATTTTAATGTTAGCTCTTAATGTACCATTTGGATTATATATGCTTTCACCGTTGTCTAAAATAACGCTCAAAATCCAATCTGAAACAGGAGCAGCAATTAACTCGACTTGTAAGTTATTTCTTCGGTAGTTTGAATAAGATAGAAACAGAGCTATTAAAGCTATCCAATTTTTTATTAGATATTCACTTGTAAACTTAAAAACACACAATAAAAAATTAAAAAAATTCATTTCAACCTCACAATTTTTATTTAAATTATACCACAGAAAATTTTAAAGCTATGTTGTTTTAGATAATTCCAAATTAGAAAGGAGGTGGGGAATTATGAAAGAAATTTTGTCAAGTATAGCAAAAAGCCTTGAATCCATTGCGACTGAATTCAAAGCTCAAAATTCTTACAGAGAAGAAATGAAACAAAACATGGAACAAATGGAAAAAATAATATTAGATATTCAATCAGATCCATTTGGACTCAAACACTTAAAAGATAAAGCGTTGTCCGAAAAAGCTTCTAAGCAAAAGGGATAGCATCCTTTATTTTCTTAGCAAACTCAAGCCAATATTCTATCCTGCCAGATAAAGTCTTGGCTTGGTCTTGTTTTTCAAGTTCAGCGATAGCTTCGGTTGTTAACGAAATTAGATAAAGCGTATCGCTTGCAGCCGTCGCTGAAATATAACCATGTTTTCTAAGTTCAAAACAAGTATCTAATACATCTTCTTCAGACCATTCATTCATGATATTTTCTTTGATGAATTGAATATCTTCGAAATTGCGAGACTCTTCTTTAGAAATTTTATCTTTACGTCTCTCGTTGTATTTGACATACATTGAACTTAAAAGAAACTTGGCATCTTTTGTTAATTTATCCATATAATCACCTCCTTTCTGCTCACATTATAGCAGATTAGAGGTACTAAAAACAGATAGAAAGGGGGTGGGGGAATGCAAATTCTTCTGTATAAACTGCGAAAAGAAAAAGGATTATCTCAAGAAGTGTTGTCGTCTGTCATTCATGTCAGTGTAAATCAATATGGTAAAAAAGAAAGAGGAGAAGCGCAGTTTACGCAAGATGAGATGTTTGCAATTGCAGATTTTTTTAAAATGCCAATTGCTCAAATTTTTTTACCTAGAAAGTCACCAAAATGGGAACTTAAATCAACACATTGCTAGAAAGGACAATATGAATGAAGTAACATTATCAAATAACTTGCAACAAATTGAATTAGAAATTAATCATCACAAGCAGATTGCAGGGCAGTCTATTTGGGAAATTGGCAGACGGTTAAACCACGTTAAAGAGAACGACTTAGCGCATGGGCAATTTATGGAATGGGTTGGAAAACTCGGAATAAATCAACCTGAAGCTAATCGCATGATGAAAGTGGCGAATGAACTTCCAAATTCTTCAACGTTGAGTAATTTAGGTAGCACAGCCCTCTACCTCATAGCCACCCTACCAGACGAGCAAAAGCAAGAACAGATTGAACGGATTGAAAGTGGCGATAACCCAACTGTCAGAGAGTTGCAAGAAATCAAGCGAGAGAACAACCGACTAAAAGCTGAAAATACTCGTTTAGAGCAACAAAAAGAGAATTTAGCAGAGCAAGCCTTGAGTGCTAAAATCGTTGAAAAAGAAGTTATCAAAGAAGTTATTCCTGATGATTATGAAAGCACTAAGCAACTTAATCAGACTTTGCTTGGCAAGAATAAAGAACTAAGTAAGATGGTTGATGATGCCTTGCAGCACGAGGAGTATTTAAAAAGTCAACTTAAAGAATTCTATGCTAAGCGTGATGAGGTCAATCATAAATCAGCTAAGTATGATGAGCTAACAGAAGCGATTAAACAGTCAGAAGGTAAACTCAATAGCTATCAAAAGAAGATTGCATCATACAAGAATATCACTGAACTACTCAAAAAAGGCGATTTGCTATTACTTGAAATGAGCGGACTTATCTATGCTGATGAAACGCACTATATCCAGCGTGACGGGCTTATTAAGCAAGAGTTCGATAGCTTGGTCGATAGAGGTCTAAAGCTCTTTAAAGACCTTGATATGAAGCGTAAGAACACTGAAATTTTAGAAGGAGAAGTCTTATGAATGAACTAACAACAACTCAACAACTGATTGAAATGTCAAAAATGCAGACAGTGACTTTAGAAAAGGTTGATAACTTAGAAAAAGGATTATTGCAAGCGCAGAATGATATTCAAGAAATCATGGATACATCTTATTTACATCCTGGAATTATTAATATGATTACTAAAAAACGTCGTAAACGTGTCATTGATTGTATGGGCGGAAAATCTGCAAAAGCTTATAAAACCTTTAAAGTAGACGAGGAAGGCAGAAAGCATCGTTTTTCAAGTGAAGTATTCCGAGAAATGGAACTTGATTTCAAAGCAGAATTTGATCTCAATAGCTACGCTGAATTGTCTAAATCTAAGAAAGAAGAGGCGCTTGAATATATCGCTATGTGGGAACCGTGCACGAATACTAAACGAAAAATTAATCTGTTGAACAAACAGACTGAACTTGAACTGATTGGGTAAGAAAGAAACAAAACTAACGAAAGGAGAACCATATGAGACCAAAACAATATCCGTATAGCGGAAATAAAAAAGAATCTATTGCGGTAACAGTAGATTCCAAAACGCTAGCCGAGAAACTAGAGATTACTGACCAATCGAATATTTCCCAAGCGAAACACCGATTATTTGGTCTGTAAACAAGTAGACAAACGGCATTTTGAATTCTTGATGTGAAGATGAAATCAAGGTATCAGCTTAGACGAATTTAGATAAGAAAAAAAGCCACTGCGGGGACAGCGACTTACGAAAATAACTACTTAGATTATAACACAAAAGAGGAGGAGATGCACATGGCGATTGAAATTTTTGGTCCAGATTTTAGAAAAGAATTACTTGAAGATTTAATTGCTTTAAACAGAGAAGCGCTAAAAATAGCCCAGACAAAAAACTCTAAGTCTATTGAGTGGGTGACGATGAAACAACTTGAAAAAGAAACTGGCTGGGGACGCACTAAATTGAGTGAGTGGAGAGATGAAGGCAATTTTAGTTTTAAACGTTCTTCTCTCAACGGGAAAGTGCTATATGACCTGGCGGATGTCAATAGATTTCTACGAACAAGTGGATTGAGAAAAGGAGTATGATATGGAAAATCCAATTACAGGCGTAGTAGTCTTATTATTTATTGCTTTAATTGCGTACATCGGAAACCGCAATAGTAATCAAAAAAACAATTACAAAAACAGTTGACACAATCTTAGATGATTATCAAGTTGTACGTAAGGTTGAGAGACCAAAACGCACGGATTTTATAGAGTTACCCACTCCAGGATCGTGTGGGAAAGTCTGGGGCAAGGATAGACCTTTTTAAGGAGTATTGAATGGCAGATAACAAAAAGTATTACTATCTTAAATTAAAAGAAAATTTTTTTGAAAGCGATGAAGCAATTATATTGGAAAGCATGCCTGATGGCTATATTTATAGCAATATTTTGCTCAAGCTATATTTAAGAAGTTTAAAAAATGATGGCTTATTAATGTTTAATAACCTTATTCCTTACAACGCACAAATGCTTGCAACAATTACAAGGCATCAGGTTGGGACTATCGAAAAGGCTATTCAAATCTTTAGAGACTTACAGCTAATTGAAATTCTTGATAATGGCGCTATATATATGACTAACATTCAAAATTTTGTTGGTAAATCAAGCACTGAGGCTGACAGGATACGAAAATTAAGAACAGAAAAAAACAGCGGTGTACAAATGTTGTACAAATGTACACCAGAGATAGAGATAGAGATAGAGATAGAGAAAGAGAAAAAGAAAGAGAAAGAGAGAGAGTTAGATAAAGAGAAAGAATATATTGTCGAGCAGAGCCCGACTGAATATCTCTTTCCAGACTGGTTAGAAGAGAAATATGTCGAACAAGTCAAAAAAGGTAATCCCAAAAATTTTGATTATCGTATCCCAATAGCTTATCTCAACCAAAAAATGAACTCTAACTATAAGTTTGTAAAAACAAACACAGATTTAGTCAAAGCGAGACTAAAAGATAGTTATACTTTAGAAGATTTCAAAGCTGTCATAGATAAAAAATGCAGCGAGTGGGTAAATTCTGACATGGAAAAATATCTCAGGCCATCAACCTTGTTTAATGCTAGCAAGTTTGAGAGCTATCTCAATCAGCCAGAAGTTGCTAAAAGTGATTATTACCAGAAGCAACAAGGCCAACGATTTTCGCAAGCTGAGTTAGATGAGCTTAAGAAACCAGATCCGAAATATGGATTTTAGGAGGTATCTATGGCTTTTGGGTTAATGACAAGAGAGAGCATGCTCGAGAATGGTGTTATTAGAGATACTGGAAAAACATGCGAAAAGCACGAGATGCCAATTTATGCTAGGAAAATGCCAAATCATGGCAATAGAGAAACAGAATTTTGTTGGCAATGTACAACAGAGTATATCCAAACGAAAAGTAATGCGGTTGACATTGCGTACAACAACCAGTCGTTGCTAGCTAAGGGTTATAAAGTGTTTTATAAAGAGAGCGTTTTATCAAAGGAAATTGCTAGTGCTACGTTGAAAAACTACAAGGAACATAGTGCTGTAGATACAAAAGCGCTAAACTATGCCAAACGAATCACCAGAGATTATGTTAAAGGAATGGAAGGTAACTCCCTCTTACAAGGACCTCCAGGGGTTGGCAAGAGCCACTTGTCTATGAGTATTGCTAAAAATATTAACGAGATGTTTAAATCTTACAATCATCAAAGAGTGTGATATTTGTTTCGGTACCTTTGTTGTCCGGACTAGTCAAAGATACATTCGATTATGACGATAAAAAAAATAGCAAATATTCGCAAGAAAGAATGTCAAAGCTTCTCATCAATTGTGATTATCTTGATACTTGATGACTTAGGCAAGGAGTCAACCACAGGTAACACCATTAAATCTGCTAGCGGTTGGACATATACGTTTTATTTAATATTTTGGATAATCGGACAAATACTATCATTAATACAAATTTTAGTAGAGCTGAGCTTATGAAAATCTACGATGCTGCTTTTGTCGATCGCATAATCAAAGGTGCAAAAAACAATATTTTAAATATCCAGATAATGCAGAAAGTAAGAGGTTCTGATGGAACTAACATTAACAACATTTTTCGGCCTATCAGAAGAGCATGCAGCAAGAATCATGGCTCTAGATGAAACTAGTCGAAATAAAAAAATTGAAGAATACAGGCAGTTAAGACTGCGCAGAGGGAGGATTGACTTTGGAAAATAGACCAGATTTGAAATTAGTAGCTGAATTAGAAAATAGGATTAAAGACTTAAAAATCGAAAATGAAATCTTAAAGTCTAAAAACATTGATTTGTCTGAAGATGTTAAATATTTAAAAGATGAATGCTTCGAAAGAGATATTTCTATGGCAGATATTATGGTTAATAATAACAACCTAAGAAAAGAAAACAATGAGTTGCGAGAAATGTTTGACTTTATCAAAGATAGACTAGAGAAATTTGTAGGTAGCTATCATGGTAGAAATTAGGATTAATGGCGAACTTGTAACGTTTGACGGTAATTTTAGGGATGCTTTTATCTTTACAATTGACTGCTTACGAGGCAGCGAAGAACCTACGCTAAAGCGGACATATCAAGAATTTACAGATTACACAGACGAAGACTTAATGGAATACATTGAAATGGAATTTGATGTTAAACCTGAATTAATTGTCAATCGGAGACTTGATAGCAGTTGGACTTTTAAATCTCACATTTTGGAAGACTGACTATGAGCGAAGAGTTATACGAGTCTAGTCGTTATTGGCAAAGCAGATACAGCGACTTGATGTCTGATTATCTTAAAGAAGCGGAAGAAAATATAGAGCTTAAAAAACAGTTGAAACGCTTAAAAGCTGAAAACTGGCAATTAAAACATAGAAAGAGGAAATAGATGGCGAATGAATTAACTCAAAGACAAGTGACATCAAACGTTGCGACACGAATCAATCAAATGAAAGATTCTGACGGACTGATGATTGCGCCAAAATACAGCGTAAGCAATGCGCTTAGCTCAGCGTACCACGCTTTGAAAAATGAGGGTCTATTGAATAAAGACCAGGATAGCATCTACAATGCACTTTTTGATATGGTAACGCAAGGTCTAAGCCCGGCCAAGAATCAATGTTACTTTGTGCCTTATGGGAACACTGTCAAGTTGACGCGTTCGTACTTTGGCACTATGAAAGTTGTTAAGCAACTACCTGAAGTAAAAGACATTTATGCAGAAGTGATTTATAAAGGTGATGATTTTAAAATCAAAAACGAAAATGGGCGCAAGGTGTTTGTCAGTCACGATACAGATTGGACAAATCAAGACAATGAGATTGTTGGAGCGTATTGCATTATCGAAAAATCAGATGGAGAAAAAATCTTAACCGTTATGACAAAAAAAGAAATTGATAAGGCATGGTCGAAAGCAAAAACAAAGAATGTACAAAATGATTTCCCTCAGGAAATGGCTAAACGGACAGTTATTAATCGAGCAGCTAAGCAATTCTTCAACACGAGCGATGACAACGATTTGTTTGTAGATGCGGTAAACCGTACCACAGAAAACGAATATGACAACGACAGACAAGTCAAAGATGTCACACCGCAAGAAAAAAACAGCTTAGATGACTTAATAGGTCATCAGAGCGAAATTAAGGGCACTTCTAGCGATTTAAAAGACGTGACTGAAGATTTACATTCAGAACCAGAAAAAACGCTCACAGACGAAAATAAGACGGTTTTAGAAGACACCTCTTATCCGGCAGATGAAATTCCGGATTTTGACCAAGAAACTGGTGAAATTAAAGCTAGCGAAGGTAATCTCTTTGATAATCTTGGAGACTTAATGCCATGACGGAGTTAGACTTACTTGGAAAGGACTATTATAGCAACGAATCATCAATTAAGTACTGGTCTATTAGTCAGTACAAGCGTTTTAGAGAATGCGAAGCAAGGGCGCTTGCTGAATTGCAAGGGGATTGGACAGATACTAGAGATAACACTGCGCTGCTCGTCGGGAACTATGTCCATTCTTACTTTGAGAGTAAAAAAGCTCATGAAGAATTCAAAGGCCAAAACGGCTCTGAAATGATTTCGACCAGAGGAACAACCAAAGGTCAGCTCAAAAAAGACTATTTAGTCGCAGAACAGATGATTGAAGCACTTAAAAATGATTATCAATTCATGAAATATTATCAAGGCAAAAAAGAGGTGGCCATCACAGGTTTACTTGGTGGCGTGGAATTCAAAGGTAAAATTGACTGTCTAAATGTTGATTGTGGCTACTTTGTGGACATCAAAACCACAAAAGGCCCTGTTGACGACAAGGTTTGGAATGGCCAAGAGCGCGTTTACTGGTTTGAGGCTTACGGTTACATCTTACAGATGGCTGCTTATAAAATCATGCTAGAAGCTAAATACAAGAAGCCATTTAAGCCAATCATTTACGCAGTGACTAAAGAAACACCTCCAGATACTAGAGCAATAGCAATCGAAAATTTAGATGCTATGCAAAATGAGTTAGATAACCTAGCACAAAACATCAAACATTTAGATGCAGTCAAAAAAGGGATAGAACCCCCAAAACCTTGCGGGAAATGTGAATATTGCAGAGCTAATCAATTAACACAAAGAGTAATGATTTTTTAACAACTTATTGCAGAGTGAAGCTCGGCCTTTGCAGTAATAATGTTTTCCGGGCAAGAAAGGAAAATAGCCTACTTATCGATAAAATCGATAATATAGAGAATTGCTACACTCGTCCTTGCCACAGCTCACACACATTTAATAGGGCGAGTGTGGATTTTTGAAAAATGATTAAGAAACAAAGGATATATGCAATATATGATGACGACAAGTTTGTCGACGTTGGCACAAAAGAAGAGCTGATGGAAAGACTCGGAATTAAAAAGCAAACAATAGAGCAATACATGACTAAATCATATCAAGCGTTAGCTAGCTCAAAACGAATTGCATTGTTGGTAGGGATTGAAGAGGAATATGACTTTTAAAACAGAATTTGAAATACCAATCGAACCAAAACCTCAAACTAGACCAAAATTTAGCAAGTGGGGAACGTATGAAGACCCAAAGATGAAGAAATGGCGAAAAGAGGTTTCTGGCTGGATAGAAAAAAATTATGATGGACCGTTTTTCGATGGTTGCATAAAGGTAGAGGTAACCTTTTACATGAAAGCTCCCCAAAACGCTATCAAAAGAGCCTACACAGCGTTCTAA